GAAACGAATTCTTTAGCAGCAATGCTACCAAAAATTCTTCTTACCAATGGAAGTGCTACACCCGCCCATTCTTCAGAACCTGCAGAAGTACCAGTTCTAGTAGCTTCATCAAGTAATTGTTTAGCTTGGTTCTCAAGCATTACTGCCATACCATGCTTAGTTGTTTCAGAACCTGCGTTCTCTAACAAACCTGTTTTTTCCCATTTCGCTTTCAAACCTCTAGTTTGCTCAAGCATTACTGATTGCGGGTTAGCACCAGTCATTAATTTTTTAATATCCATTTTTAATTGAATGTTTGTTTTGTTGATTAATTATTTAATAATACCTGCTAATTTCTTAAATCTGTTAGAAAAATCTGCTGATTCAGCAATTACTTGCTTTTGAACCGATGGCTTAGTAGATTTTGTTACTTTGCTAGCAATTCCTTCTGAGATTGATTTTTTAGTAGATTTGTTAGATGTTGAATATTTGAAGTTCTCTGCTAATGTAGAGTAAACCAATTTCACTTCTCTAACTGAGTTTGTTCTATCCAAAGTTTCAATGACCTTAATCTTTTGTTCGTTAGTCATGTTATGTGCTCTGAATAATTTGTTTGCAAATAATAACTTTGCATTCAATAAGTTTACCTCATTGATAGTTCTTTGAAGAGATTTGATTGTGTTGTATGCTTCGTTTAATTCAGCTTGAACTGCTTCATCTTTCGAATCTTCATCATCACCTTTCATATCAGCTTCCATTTCTTTTAAAATCTCTTCTAAATCGATAACTTCGTTAGCTACTTCTTTAGATTCAACTTTAACTAATTTAGGGTCTTCTGCTTTATCAGTTCCAGCAGGTGAACCATCTGAATATGCATCTTCATACATTTCATCTTCTTCTTCACCTTCTACACCGTCTTCTTGGTCATCTCCTAATTGAGCTTCTAATTCTCTGATAATAGCTTCTAAGTCCATATTATCTTCATCATTATCACTCTCACCACCCATGTTGTCTGCATCTGCATCATCTGCACCAAAAGGATTAGAATCATCACCCATATCATCACCTTCATCTTCTTGTCCGAAAGGATTTTCTGAATCTTCTTCTCCACCTTCTAATTCTGCTAATCTAGCTTTCAATTCAGCGATTTCAGCATCCTTATCGTCTTCTTGACCGAAAGGATTCTCTTCATCTTCATTGATGTCAGCTACTTTAGTGTAGTCAGTTCCTGCTTGCTCTGGTTTACCTGAATCTTTTGCTACACCTACTGATAAGTCAGTAATTGCATCATACGATGGATTTGCACCCGGAGTTTCAGCATAACCACCCTCAACTTTTGAACCGATTCCATCTGAATCTAATTCTTCATCCACTTGTTCTGCATCATCTTCCATTTCTGCCTCTTGTCTCATCTTTTGTGATAAGATAGATTGTAATCTTGGAGTGAATGCTTCTTCAAGTGCTAATTTTGCGTTTGCTAATGCGGTTTCCTTTACGGCCTTAGCATCTGCGATTGCTTCTTTTAACAATTTTGAATTTGCCATTTATTTTTTTGATTTACTTGTGAAGTTATTGAATTGAACTCCAATGATATTATGATGATTGTTCGGTCACGCCTTATAGAGAAGGGTATTCATTAATCAACAATACTATTTAATCCCTTATGAGAAAGGATATTTGAGAATAAATATAGTATTTTTTAGAAAACTAAAAAAAAATCCCAAAATAATTTGGGATTCTTAAACTTTTTTTGTATTTTTACTAGTTTACTTTAAAGTATATTTCTTCATAATGAATTATATCCAATAAAATAGTAGGGTCTATTAGTTGTGCTGCATTTAATAAATCCGAATATTCAGCTACTGATTTTGTTTGAATATCTCTGTATTTTTGTAAGAAATCAAATGTTGGTAAATCCGTTGCAAATACTTTTGCAGAATCTGCATTGTATTTTGTGAATAAATCATATTCTAATGCATATGCTTTATTTACAATATCAATCAATCCAATAAAGTTAATTGCCGGTTTAACTGCTGGCATTGTTGGGTTAATATTCCAGTCTACCAAATATTGTTGTAATCCTTCTGCATGTTGTAATTCTTGCTCTGCTTCATCTGCAAAGAATGCAGCTGCATTATTATACCCTACACCTTTACACCAATTGGATGCAATTCTATAAAAGAAGTGTGCAGTATATTCATCTACTAATCTGGCATTTAATAACGAAACCGATTGAGCATTTAATTCTTTTGGGTTCATTGCCTTAACGGCAGTTAATCCTTTTATATTTGTTGCCATTTTTTATTTTACTTTGTTTTACAAGATTTACACTCTCTCAATCCTAATCTACTTTTCATTACATCTTCTGATACATCTGCAATTTCAAAGTATCTTCCTAAAACATGTCCCATATCTTCGTATAGAGATTCTAATCTTTGTTCTTGTGCTTTTGCTTCTACTGATTCTTTTTCAAATGCAGCCTGTAATTTCTTTAACTCATTCATATTACGTTTAATCGTAACTCTATCGAACCAATCTCCACCTTCTCTTAAAGTGTATTCTTGTGCCGCATCTGCGATTCCACCCAAAGTTTCTGCAACTTGTCTGATGTCAGATTTTCTACTCATTCCTTCTCTATGTTGTCCATAAGTAGAAATGATTTCCAAGAAATGTTTTTTTAATTCAGTTGGGAGTTGTTGAAACTCTTCTGATTCTTTAAGTAAATCTTTTAAACGTATCATCTTATTTTTTTAAAATATCGTTTTGCTTAATCTTTTGAATAAATCTCATTAAATCAGATTTATCAATTCCCATTGCATCGATTACCTTTGCTAATACAAGAATCTCTTTTTTACGATTTAAGTTCATTCCTTTAATCTGTGATACCATTCTATCCAAATATTTCTCTACGGCTTGTGGTAAAGTTGTATCCAAATCATCCAATGATTCTTTAACTACTTTCTCATTTATAGATTTGCCAGGTACTAAGTCTACTAATTTCATATTTGTTAGTTTAATTCAATTATAATTTCTCTCATTAAGTCTTGTGCTTTGCAGAACTTTCCACATTCTTCTGCAATTTTTGCCCATTGTTTAGATTCATTCATTGGAGCCATAAATGCTCCATGTGTTGATGGATTGGATACAAAATCCCAACCTACCAATTCAAAATCTTCCTGAACCATTAAAGTTCCATCACTCAATTCTTTTACAGAACCTAAACCTCTGGATGAAATACCTAAACGGATATTGTTTTTTAATAATTCTCTTAAAATGTTTCCCGATGGAGTTGAAAGGATTTCCACTACACCACACACATCATCACCTTCCCAATAGATTTCTCTAATGTTGTGTGATACATTTTTTAAGTTGATTACCGGAGAGTCAGGATGGTCTAATTCACCCAATGCTCTTCTTTCTTTAATAAGTTGTCCGTATTTTTCACATTCTCTCATCAAGATTTCCTTTGGATACCTTCTGTGATTTTGGTTAGGAGCACCTGCTCTTTGTAGGATACCCTTAACTAAATACGTTCCATTATCTTGCTCTACTAATTTAGCTTCGAACAAATGTGTCTCTATAAGTAATCCTTTGTTCATTATTTTAATTTTAAGCTTCTCTGTGCATTAGTTAAACCATCGATGATTGATTGTAATCCTTTTTTAACACCTTCGGTATCTCTTTCTTTAACTCTTTTATCTAAAATCTTTGTATTTGCTTTTAGAAAGTTAATGATTGCATTTTCGGTTGCACTCCAATTAATATCTTCTTCATTTATGGACTCATCGGATTTTTTACCGGCTCTTAAATCTGCCAAATCATCACCCTGAATATCACCATCTTTATCCACATCTAATTCTTTTTGCCCACCGGTTAATTCTGCTTCGTTATATCCTGTTAGTCTACCTTCCGATTTTGCTTTATATGCCGTATCTACTGCATTAAAGAATTTCTTCTTCTCATCATCACTCATAGATGGAATATCTTTGCTACTCTTATCTAACATATGTTTAAACAATTGTTGATATTCGTGTTCTTCTTTCACTACTTGCTTAACAAGTTCTTTTAATTGAGCTATTTTCATTATTCTGAAATTTGTCTTATTTTTTGGTCTAATTTTAGTAATCTTTCCTTTATACTATAAATATGACTATTTGTTCTTTTCCAATAACTTTTATTATCTACCCCACTTTCGTTCTTAATTTTACCATACCAATTAAGAAATCTTTCCATTTCTGCTAATTGTTTATT